AAGAAACGCATTAAGTGGATTGACACCACAATGACAGAAGTTGACGAATAATTTTACCTTGACAGTAATACACGCGGGGGTAAAACCCCGCTACTTTTTATGAGTTTAGTTAAAGAAATTCAAGATAATAAACCAACAGTAGAAACAGTTAAAAATTATTATAATACAGTTTCTGCTGGTATGACCCGACGTTACAGGTTCTTTTATATTCAATGCTATACACCTGAAGATAATAAAGACAATTTTGAACTGTATGATTATATGACTTGGGATTATGGTTTTACAACACAAGATTTATCACTTGACGAAACCAATATGATTACAGTCGCTACTGCAGATTTAGTTAATTATACAGATAAACAAATTCAAGATATATTAGATGAACTTGAACGAAATGCTATTATAGAAGCAAAAAGATTAGAAGCCGAAGAAAAGTTAAAGAAAATTGCACAGGATTTTTAATGAGTAATATCAAAATTTATAATTGCGATTGTATGGAAATGTTGAAGAACACACCAGACAGTAGCATTGACTTGATTATTACTGACCCACCGTATGATGTCTGCTGCACAGGTGGTGGTGGAAATCAAGGACACAAGATTTCTACTATGGGCGCCGATTTAGTAGATTTGAACATTAACACTGGATATGACATTCGTAATGTCGGAAAAGAAATAGTCCGAGTTATGAAGAAAATGAATGTTTATTTCTGGTGCAATAAAAAGCAAATCCCAGATTATTTTGATTATTATGTAAAAGAGCTTGGCTGTAAATTTGACATATTGACTTGGAACAAAGTAAATCCTGTTCCAACTTATTCCAATAAGTATCTAACCGATACGGAGTATTGTTTGTACTTCCGTAATGGTGGAATGTGTAACCCAAAGAATTATGAAGACGCAAAGACTTACTGGAATGACCCAATTAACGCAAAAGACAAACAATTATGGGAACATCCAACAATTAAGCCACAGCACATGATTGAGAAACTTATACGAAACAGCTCAACACAAGGGCAATTTGTAATGGATTTGTACTTGGGTAGTGGAACAACTGCAGCTGCTTGTAAAAAATTGAATAGAAATTTTATTGGTAGTGAAATTAACGAAAAGTATTATAATATCGCACTTAAAAGAGTAGAAGAAACTGTACAAGAAACCGAGGACGAACAGTCCCCATTGTCGGAGTTCTTTGAATGAAGTTTGAATTTATAGAACATTTCCTTTATATTGATGATGAACTAATACCTATAGAATTTGATTATTTGACTTATGATATGAACGAACAAACTATATCTGGTTCCTTTGAAGAAAGTTTAAAAATTAAATTGATTCAAAGTCAATTAGATTGTAGTTCAAATATGATTTATGATTTTGATGCAACTAAATATGACGAATTATTTTATACTAATATGAATAAATTTAGTCTTGAATTATTGCAAGATATGAAAGTTTTGCACGGTATTGATGCAGAGACAGAAGTTTCAATGATTTTAAAAACAGTATCAATAAAAATTAAAAATGAATATTTAAATAGTTTGTTCAAAATGGAACATAAGAAAGTCATAGCAGATATTAGAATTGAAAAAGCACAGCAAGATTTCCAATAAAAATTGCAGTTTAAGATTTTTGAAAAAATAATTTGTATATAAATAAATTACTATATTTTAAATGTCCGAAATGGTGTAAGCAGGATAACGTAGAAAGCTCACCATAGGAAGTAAACGAATAAAATAATAGGAGAAAAAAGATGGCTAATAAATTGTTAGCAAAAATGAAGAAGGAAAAGGCCTTCTTGGATGTATTGTCTACCGAACATAAGGCAGACGAATGGTTATCAACAAATTGTATTTCTGTTAATTTGTTGTTAAGTGGTAAAATTCAGGGCCGGAATTAAGAAAGGTGCCATCAGCATGATTTGTGCTGACTCTGGTTGGGGTAAATCAATGATTGGTTACTCTGTTCTTAAATCTGCTTACGATTCCGGTATGTCCTGTTTCATTGTAGATACAGAAAACGCAACAAATTATGAAGTATTGTCTTCACTCGGCGTTAATATGGATGAAGTTGGTGTTTTCCACACAAACAGAATTCCTGAAGTAAAACAAATTCTAGCAAAGCTTGGTAAAGAATGTCCGACCCGCGAAGACGCAAGAAATGTTTTCGTCTTGCTTGACTCCTGGGGCCCTCTCGTTACTGAACAGGTAATGGAAAAGGCAGAAGAAGCTAGCTCTGCAGCTGATATGGGTAGTACTGCTCGTTTCAAGAACGAACTTGCTAATGTCCTTTTGGCTTGCGGATTTACTACACTTGTATTGAACCACGTTTATGCTTCATTGCAAATGTATGGTGACGCTTTTGCTATTCCTGGTGGTAAGAGAATTTTCTTCAACTCCGATGCTATTATGCTCGCTTCTAGTGCAGCTAAAGATAAAGACAAAGAAGGTAACATTCTCGGTAAGATTATTACTGCTCAGGTAAAGAAGGGTAGAGCTGCTAAAGAATTTGTCAAAACAAAGTATTTGATTTTGCATAATGGTGGTGTTTCGCCTTATTATGGATTGTTAGACGAAGCTATTGAATGTGGCGAAGTCTATAAGCCAAAGCCAGGTTATTATTCTCGTACAAATTTTGACGTGGATAAGACCACAGGAGAACCAACAAAGATGTGGAAGGAAGATGAATTGTATAACAAGGACTTTTGGATTCCAATTTATCAGACCGAAAATTTCCGCCACTTTGTTGAAGCTAAATTTGCATTTGAAGACCAAGAGTTGATTAACTCATCTGAAAATGTATTGGCTATGATTAATGGAACAACACCAGTTCCAGTAGCTGACGCTGACGAAGAATAAAAATAGTGGTGGGTCTGCTGGACAAGGAGGTGGAGAAGGCAGGCTCATCATTTTTTTATAAGCACTAAAAAATAATTTGTTTGCGACCGGTTAATTTTTATTTTTATATTTGTGTTATATGATAAATCAAGATTTTGAAAAAGTAATTATTAAGGCATTATATTCAAATCCATCAATTTGTGCAAAGGTTCTTCCTGAACTAAATGACAAATGGTTTAGCGAATATGACACTAAAGCTATTGTTAATAAAATAATTGAATTTAATACAAAGTATAGTAATCTACCAAATGCGATTGAATTGAAGCGTATGATTACTGACGAAAAGACTTTGAAGGTATTAGACGATGCATTATCAATAGCTGATGAAGAAGTAAATACTCCTTATCTTATTAGTGAGATTGAAGAATTTGTACGAAAGAAGCTCCTTTATAATATCAGTACTGACATACAGAAATATGCAGCTGGGGCTGACCAACAAAAAGATTCATTCACAGACAATGTAGCTGATGCTGAAGCATTTACCTTTGACGATAACATTGGTTTTGACTTCTTTAGCGAAGCACAAAGATTGTATGAAGACGCAAACACAAAAGAAGTCGTTTTCAAGAGTGGACTTAAAACGATTGACGATTTAATAGGTGGTGGTTTCCACGAAAAATCGCTTTCATTGATTATGTCCAGTACGAACGTTGGTAAGACTTTGATTATGTGTTCGCTCACTACAAACTTCGTAATGCACGGCTATCGTGTTTTGTATGTAACCTTTGAAGATAGTGAAAACAAGATTGCTACTCGTATTGCTCAAAATATGTTTGACATTACTCAGCAGCAATATAAGGTAATGAGTAGAGAAGATTTCGCTAAGGCTTTTACGAAGGCAAAAAACATTGCTGGTGGAGATAAACTTGTTATTAAAGAATATCCCGAAGGCACTGTTAATGCACTTCAAATTGAAGCTCTTATTAAGGATTTGAAGGACAAAAAGAAGTTTGTTCCTGATGTGTTGGTGGTTGATTATATTGGTTGTATGATACCTAACGGAAAGGTTAATTTAAACAATATGAACTCAAACACACAATTAACATTGGCAGCACAACAAATTCGTGCTCTAGGTATGAAGTATGGTTTCCCAGTAATTTCTGCTTCTCAAACAAACAGAGGTGGACATAATACGGCTGAAATTTCTTTGAGCGATGCTGCTGACTCTTTTGGACAAAATATGAAGGCGGACGCAGTCTTTGCTGTCACTCAAACTCCTGAAATGAAGGACCAAGGAATGTATAGTGTTCAACTTCTTAAAACTCGTTATGGTAACCAGAGAGGACAAGTAGTAACGATTGCTGTAGATGTTGAAAAACAGAGAATTTCGGATTTGAATTCTAATGCATCTGTTGCTGCAAGAACACAAAATGTAGTTGATAATACTGCTGGTATTCAAGCATTGGGTAGTAATCCATTCTCATCTATCACAGGTATAAATAGTCCAAGTGCTAGTGGAAAAGATTTGTCAAGCTTGAATAGTGTATTTTAAGGAGAAGAAATGAATTTTGATAGTTTAATTGAAGATGGCGAAGGTTTATCCAATAGTCAAAACACTAAGGATAAATTTTTCAAAATTATGCGAAACAATGGCTTTGATTTTTCGGACATTGATGAAGCAACTAAGCTCCCAAAATTCCTTATTCCAGTAATTGATAACGATACAGAACCATTCAATAAGTTCAACATTCTGCTTTCAAAGCTACACAAGAATAAGGAAATAAACATATTAGAAGCTCTTTCTATATTGGTTGAAGATTATCTTGAACCTCCAATGGCTTTGAAATGTTTAGACGAACTTAATTATGTTGCACTAACAACAGAATTGAAATCAAAGTTCAAATTAAAAGCAAATGCTAAACAGGATTTGTCAATTTTAGACTTTTTAAATTAATATGATTACCACTGACGGAATGTATGCTTTATATCGTGAATTGAAAAGTTTGTTGGAGAACCCTACTCCTTCAAAAGTAAAGAAGTTTACAACAAACTATTTCAGGTATTTCACTGAACATTACTACAATGCTACAGCTAATTGGAGTGCTGGAGCAAGTAATTTCGTGACCTTAACCAATGCGATAAATAGCGGACATTTCTCATTGGATGCTTTCTGTGTTATATTCATAGGTTATTATGTGTCGCAGAACAAATTGCTGACACAAAAAACATTGAATAGTATTGACAAGCTAAAGGAATTAAATAAATTTTATACACAATTTGAAATGACAAAACAAATTGAGTATATAAATAAGAAAATTGAAAATTCGGTAGATACAGACGATGTGTTTGCCGATTTCACACAAACAAAACTTGACGTATATAAAGTCGGAGAAGACCAAAAGAATACTTTATATGAAATGATTAAATCGGGTGAGGTTAATCTAATTCATTTCGTAATTGCGTGGCACAACCACAAATTTGAAATTGATGAGAAGAAGATTACTGACAAAGATTATAAGAATTTTATACAGTATATGAAGGTTGTAAGACACAATATGTACAAAGTAACAAAAACTACTGTTTAATTTATCATAATAGTTTTGTTGAAAACGAAGTTATGAAAAATGAAAATTTTGAAATGACTACGAAATAGTTTTTTATATTTGTGATAGATTAAATGGTGAACAATTTATTAGGAGAAAATATAATATGCCAATTAAAAGAGATTTCCAAGGTTATTTTTCACAGATTCAACACGCAGGTAATGCTGGTGGTGATGCCGGAAAGAAATCATACAAAGTAGAAAACGCTTTTACACCTGTCCTCAAGGATGGTTCTTATGAAGTTGTAATGCGTTTCCTTCCTTCTCATCCAGACGAAATTAGTCCATTCATTGAAAACAGAAACCACATGTTTCAGTTGAAGAATGGTACTTGGTTTGGTTGCGATTGTTTGAGTAAGTTCGGTAAGCCATGTCCGATTTGCGATTATAACCGTGCAATGTGGAAGAAGTATTCTAAGGAAGAAGCAAAATCCAAGACACTTGGTAAGTTCAAACCTAACTATGTGTCCAATGTTTTGATTGTTCGTAATGACAATGCTCCTGAAACAGAAGGAAAGGTATTCCGCTTTGAATACAAGTCTCTCGTTATGGGTTTGATTTCTAAGGCCATGACTGACCACGAAGACCCAGAAGAAGGCATTATCAAGGGTTATAACCCCTTTGATTGGAAGACTGGTGCAAACTTCATTTTCAAGGGTACACAAGCAGGTAAATTTGTTAAAAACGATTTGTCTGCTTTCGGTGCTCAAAAGCCTATCAACAGATGGGATAGAGCCACAAAGAAGTATGTTCCATTGACAGACGAAGAAATTGACGCTATTGAAGCTCAACTCTACACTCTCGCCGACTGTGAACATAAAGAAAGTGATGTTCGTGATTACCAGGGCATTTTGGATTCTTATTTGAAGAAGAACGGTTCCCCACTTGGTGCCGACGAAGGATTGTCTTTTGGTAACGGCGTTGTTGCAACAACAACAAAGGCCACTGCCGCAGCTACAACCTCCGTTCCTGATGACGCTGATTTCACTCCAGCCACAGATCCTGTAGTGGACGAAGTTACAGACAGTGACGATTTCTTTAGCAAATTGTCAAATATGTAATCTGTGAATAAAATAATATAAGTTTAGAAATAAACGAATTTAATAAATCCACCATTGACAACAATGGCGGATTTTCTTATTTTTAAAAGAAAAAGGACGAATTAACTATGAATTATTGGCACAACACAAAACTTAGAATTTTAAACTTTACGCACTGCGATATGGATGGTGCAGGTGCGGGCATTGTAATTAGAAATTATTTCAATGATGTTATAACTGAGTCTATTAACTACAGTGCGGAAAATACTATCCTTCAAAAAATGATTAAATATAAGGATAAGTTTGACGCTGTAATTTTTACTGATTTTTGTCCCTGCAATTTGACAGAAATTAAAGCTTTCGGTAAACCTGTTCTCGTTTTAGACCATCACGAAAGTGCTGTCAAAAATAATAATCCGAAAGAATTTGTTTATATTTGTCCAGGTCATTGTGGTGCAAAACTTGCATTAACTTATTTTAATCACGATAACTGTTTGAAACATTTAGAAGAACTTGTCAATATTATTAACGATTTTGACCTTCATATTATGAAAGACCCACGCAGTGCTTGTTTCAACTCACTCTATTGGGATATGGGTTTCAGTTGGTTCATTAATAGATTTTATATCGGCGAATTGGAATTGAGTAAATCTGAGAAAGCTTTCCTTGTTCGTAAACAGAAAGACTTCAAGAAACACTATGACCAGTTGGAAATTTCGGAACTTAGAAATGGTGGTGTTTTCTGTTATTCCGAAAAGTACATTTCCGAAATTACTGATGCCTTGAAAGCCGAAGGTTATAAGTGGGTTATCATTTATCGCAACGGTTATCTTTCTGTTCGCAGTTCAGATGATAGTAATATTAACCTTGTAGATGTAGCAAAGACAGTTGGTAAAGGTGGTGGACACGAACACGCTATCGGTATTCCACAAGAAAAGGACCAATTAGACAAACTAATTGCTAAAGTAGATGACGCTGTTGATACCGTATTGAAACTCAAAACAAATCCGCCATCTGACGAATTTATGAATAAACTAAAGGGAATGTAATGCTTAAAACATTGAAAGAATTTATGTTTTTGTCTATACTCGCAATATTTGTTTTTGCTGGAACAAATGCAGCAAAAGTTGATGATTATATTGTCAATAAAAATTCTTTCAATGAACAAGTTTTAAGAAAAGATTTTCCTGAATGGTATTTTTCAGATTGGCGATACAGTTGTAAATATAGCTATAAATAGTTCTATGCAAGTACAAAACATTAAAAGTCAATTTGATAACAAAATGGTGCCTTTGGAATTGAACGAAGGCGTTATGAATAACATAATTAAGTGTATTAAAGACCCAATTACTTGCCCGAATAAAGATAACATTCCACAATGGAAGTTCTGCACAGTAAAAGGAAATATACGCTGTAATGACAATATGGATAAAACCAACATTCTAATACTTGACTATGACGATGTTGGTTATTCATATCAGGAATTTGAAGATAGATTTAGAGGTTACAAATACTTCTTACACACAAGTTATTCTTACAATGGAACGAATAGTAAGTTTCGTGTATTGTTATTCCTTGATAAAGAATACGAAATTGACCGATTATTCTGTAAGACTTCACAAGCAATTTACAGTCCATATACTTTGTTAGTAGATTACTTTAATCACGTAGATAAAGCTAGTTTCGTTAAATCACAATTTTTCAAAGTTCCTGCCGTAAAAGATAAAACAGCTCCATATTACTTCAACATTCACGATGGCGAATTGTTCAGTATGGATAACATAACTTCTTTTATGTTTGCTTATGAGAATTGCGAACAGTTTTTGGAAAACGAAAAACGAGATAGAGAAGTTAAAGCACAAGTATTTAAAACACAATATACTGGTGATTTAACAAAAGCTTTAGAATATGTGAAACGAAAAATGGAAGATGCTCAACCAGGAGAAAGACACATGATTATATTAAGTTTAGCTGCTTTTTTTCATAGAATAGGCGGAGATTATACAACATTTTCTAGTATTAAACCTTCATGGGCTGATAAGAAATTTGATAACCAAATGAAACGATTAGAAAAAGAATGGTTTAAACTTACATAAATATAATACAAAAATAAAAGGAATGGTTTAAACTATGACAAAAGAAGAACTCGTTAATTTATATAAAAACTCAGGCAGAAATATCCACGTATCAGAATTATATTATTCTAGTGATAATACAAATGTAATTGATTTTACACATTCAAAAGTATGTGTAGTTCACGAACCAACAAATCATTCTGTACTTGAA